ACCCACGTCGGGATTGTCGGGGCGCGCGTCGTGAACGCGACGACCGTGGCGATTCAATGGGGCAACTTCACCGCCGTCGCGAACGTCCCGCCGGCGGGGACCTACGTCTTCCACGTCCAGCGCCCTTAGATGCCAGCCACGAGCGCCGCGCAGTTCCGTGCGATGAAGGCTGCCGCCGCGGGGAAGTCCACGCTCGGGATTCCCCCAGCCGTAGGCAAGGAGTTTGTGAAAGCCCCCGGAAAGGCCAACACGTCCAAGACGCATCACAAACCGGCGGCGAAGGGGTTTCGCCAGCGGGCGAAGGCGGGCTATGAGTGACACGACCCTGCTCCTCGATACCGATCCCTTGACCGGACGGGTGCGGACGTTTCATGCGCTCCCCGATGGGCGCTTTGCCGTGTCATCCGACGTGGACGTGGAGCCGATCTTGGAACAGAACAAGGACCTGGCCCCCCTGCAAGGAACGAAGTGGAAGGACAACGACAACTTGGTGGCGCGGATTCCCGACATCATCTACCACCAACTGCGGAAGACCTGGCGCGAGCAGGGGCTTGGATACAAGGAACGTCAAGCCGCGCTCCACCAATGGCTCAATGACCCGGACCACCGGGCTTTTCGGGTCAAGCCGGGGAAACTATGAGAGTCGCCCTCTGTCTCGTCTCGACCGATCAGGTCTGGAGCTGGTTCGCCTATGATCTCGCGGGATTGGTCGGCAAAACTGTGGCAGCTCGGCCTGACTTGGACCTCCGGCGGTTTCAGGCCACAGGCTGCGAGCTTCCAGACCTTCGGGAAAAGACCGTCACCGCCGCCCTCCGGGCCGAGTGTGACTGGTGCTTTTTCCTGGACAGCGACATGCGGTTTCCCGCTGACGCGTTATGCCGGCTGCTCGATCATGGGGTCCCCGTGGTGGGGGCAAACTACACCATGCGGCGGCCACCCTTCACCCCGGTGAGCGTCCACAGCTTCGGGGACCCGATGCGCCGCGTCTATACCGAAGCGGAATCGTCCGGGCTTGAAGCCGTGGCCGCCACCGGCATGGGGTGCCTCTTGGTCTCCTGTGACGTGCTCCGGGCGCTGAAGCCGCCCCGCTTTATGATTGGCTATAGCCCCGATGATGCCGAGCATATGCCCGAAGACCTCTATTTTTCGCGCAAGTTGAAGGATGCTGGGGCGACGATCTACGTGGATCACGACCTGAGCCATGAAGTGCGGCACTTAGGGGTGGTGGAGTTCGAGGCGGACCACGCCGTCAAGACGCGGGACGCCATGAAGGCGCACGCATGAGCTTCGTCACCTATGCCGATCTCGTAGCGACGATCGCCGCGTACCTCAATCGGGCGGATCTGGACGCCCGCATCCCAGACTTCATCCGCTTGGCCGAAGCCCGGATGCAGCGCGAACTGACGCCGTTCTCGACGCGCGCCGAGTTCAACTTCCTGCTCTCTGCGACCACGGGACGCACGTCCGTCATTCCGGGGCTCGCGGGCGTCGTCGAAATGCCCTTCGTCGGCTACCGGGTCACCGACGCGAACCTGACGTTCAACCCCGCAAGTCCGCTCCCGCAGGTGACCGAGACGGTACTCCTAACCTATCATCGGGATTTCCCGAGTACGGGCGCGCCGGAGATGTATGCGATTCTCGGGCAGCAGATTGCCGTCTATCCCTTCCCGAACGTGCCGAAAGATTCGCTCGGGGTAAATAGCACCTACACCATCGTCACGGTGCAAGTGGGACCCACCGCCTCGGTAGCGGTGCCGATCACCAGTGCCAATGCGTCCGCGAATCCGATCTACGCGGATACGCCGGACCTCTACCTCTATGGGGCCTTGTGTGAATCCGCGCCCTATCTCCTGCACGACGAACGCTTGCCAATGTGGGAAAGCCGCTTCCGCCAGATCATCAAGGACGTGAATCGCCAGCACGAACGGCTCCTCGTCGGGACCCGTCCGCAATTCCAACCGTTAGCGAGGGTGTTCTAGATGGGGAACCTGCTCAGTATCGACCCCCGGTGTTTCGGCGGGGCCTTGTTCGCCTGGTATAGCGCGGACACCCTGAACGGCTTTGGGGGCGCGGCGAATCCCGCCGATGCGACCGCCGTCGCGCAGTGGAACGACCTCTCGGGCAATGCCCGACATCTGCTCCAAGGCACCGGAGCGAACCAGCCGATCTATAAGGTGAATATCCTCGCCGGGCAGCCCGTGGTCCGTTACGTCGATGCGACGGATACCATGCAAGCCGTGGTCGCGGGGGCCATCGTCCGGCCCATCACCGTCATCGGGGTGTTTCGGAACACCGAAGCGGATGACGCCGCGGTGAACAAGATCGCAACCTTCAATGCCCAGCGTATCGGGCTCGCCTTGGATTGGGCCACGGCCAACGCCTTTACGGCGGTCGATGACAACGTGGCCAGTGCCACCTCCGGGGTGGCGGGGGATGTGACGCTGTTCCATGTGTCGAGCTTCGTGGCCGCGCCGTCGGGGGCCAGTTCTCGGCTCGCGGTCGATGGGGTGCATACCTTCCCCGCCGGGGCGACGGGGACCAATACCAACTCGAATGTGGATGTCGGCGTAACGGGCTTCATCGGCGATGTGGCGGAAGTCATCATCTTCACGGGGGATCTCGGCCCGAGTGTCCTGTTCGCGGTGGAGCAGGCATTGGTGGCGAAGTACGCGCTCTATACGAACAACGCTATCGCCGCTCCCTACCAGTTGCAGAAATAAATGGCAACCACCTTTACCACGAATTACGGTTTTGACAAGCCCGCGATCAGTGATCTGAACTGGGGCGCGATTCGGAACACGAATATGGATGACGTGGATGCGGAGTTGTTCAAGCCTCGCATCGGCCAGAACGCCCCGACGGTGGGCGCGACCACAACCCTCGACCTGTCCGTGGCACGGGTCTTTGTCTTCACGGTCACCCAGATCACCACGATTGCATTCTCCAACGTCCCGAGCACGTTCCCCAATGGGGCCGTGGTCCCAGCGGTGCGGATTCTCCTCAAGGTCACCAATGGGGCGGCGTTTGCCGTGACCTGGCCCGCGAGTATCGTGTGGCCGAATGGGGACACTGATCCCCTGCTCACCGCCAGCGGCGTGGACTGGATCGAACTCCATACCGTGGACGGCGGGACGACGTGGTACGGCTCGGTATTTCACCAGAAGGAGACTGGGAAACTCCGCTGCCGCGCCTACCGGAACGCCACCCAAGCGATCACCTCCGCCGTCGTGACCGCGGTGAGTTACGATACCGAAGATTTCGATGTCGGGGGGATGCATGACCCGGCCGTGAACCCCACGCGGTTCACCATTCCTGCGGTGGGCGCCGGGGGCTGTTACGTCATCCATGCCCACGCGGTCTTCGCGGCGAACGCGACCGGGATTCGGGAAATCCGCATTCAGAAGAATGGGGCGACCGATGTCGCCATTCACTTGAACTCGGTTGCCAGTGCCGCCGATGGGCATTACATCAGCGTGACGGCCTTCATCAACGCACCCGTGGCGGGGGATTATTTCTCGGCGAACGTGCGCCAAGTCAGTGGGGGCAATCTCAACGTGGGGGGCGGTGGGGCGCCCGCGGCGACCGATTACTTCGAGATCGTGCAAATCCGCTGATGGAAACCTTCATGCCGCTGGCGCTCCCGGCGGGCCTCTATGCGAATGGCACGCTCTACCAAGCGAAGGGCCGGTGGGCGCGCGCGAATCTGATGCGCTGGTTGCCCGATGGCTCCCAATATCCGCCGATTCTCCCCATCGGTGGGTGGGCGCTGCAACGTGATGCGAATGGGGTGGACATTGGCGCTGCCGGCGTGCCGCGCGCGTCGCATAGTTGGCGCGGGAATGATGGCTCAACTTGGCTCGGGCTCGGGACCCATACCAAAGCCTACGCCTATACGCCGTCCACGCTGACGGATATCACCCCAGCAGGATTGGTGACTGGTGCCGTGGATGGGTCGATTATTGTGGGCGGCGCGACGGGTTGGGGACAAGGCGGCTGGGGGGAAGGCGGCTGGGGCGGAGCCGCGGCAGCGGCAGGCGCGTTTCTCGATGCCGATACCTGGTCGCTCGACAACTTCGGAGAAAAGCTCCTCGGCTGTCTCACATCCGATGGGAAAATCTGGATCTGGGACAAGAACATCGCCAACGACTTCACGCAGCTTACGAACGCCCCCACCGGGTGCCGGGCCGTCGTCGTTACCGGAGAACGGTTCATCATGGCTTTGGGGGCCTCGGGGAATCCCCGGCAAGTGGCCTGGGCGTCGCAGGAGACGGAGACGACTTGGGCCGAGGCCCCAACGAACTCCGCTGGCGCCTTCGTGCTGCAAACGAATGGCCGGTTGATCGCGGGGAAACGAGCGCCCCGGGAAACGCTCTTGTGGACCGACGCGGATTTGTGGGCCGCGTCGTATATCGGGGGGCTGTTTATCTATCGCTTCGATCAGCGGGGCGATGGCTGTGGGCTTCTCGGGCCGAATGCCGCCGTCGTCTCGGGCAGCGCCGCCTTCTGGATGGGCGATGGCCAGTTTTTCCGCTATGACGGCGTGGTCCGACAAATCCCCTGCGAAGTCTCGGACTATGTGTTCGGGAACTTCAACATGACGCAAAAGGCCAAGGTGGTGGCCTTTGACAATTGGAAGTTTGGGGAAGTGTGGTGGTTCTACCCGAGTGCCACGCAATCCGGGACCGAGAACGACCGCTACGTCGCCTTGAACTATCGGCAAGGGTTCTGGATGACCGGGACCCTCCCCCGCGCCGCTGGCGTCGGGGCCGGGGTGTTCGCCCAGCCCATGCTCTGGGACGCGAGCGGGAAACTCTACGCCCACGAAGTCGGCCAAGACCGTGGCGGGGAAAACGCCTACATCGAATCCGGCCCCTTGGAGCTCGGCAACGGGGACCGCACCTTGAGC